ACACAACAAAAGATCTTACAGAATTACTTGACTCTACTTCAGATAAGAACAGGTGGCAGTTCAATCTCAAACACCTATCTAAGAATGTTTATGGTATTGGCCCTGGAGAGTTTGGGGTAATCTTTGCCACCCCCGAAGCAGGTAAGACTGCCTGTGCTGTATCTTTTTGTGCAGCTCCCAAAGGTTTTTGTCAACAAGGAGCAAAGGTTCTTTATTTAGGTAATGAAGAGAAAACAAGTAGGACTATGTTAAGGGTAATCCAGTCCTGCTCTAATATGACCCAAGCACAAATCTTAGCCGAGCCTAAGAAGGCTTCAGAATCTTTTGCTAGAATAACAAACAATATTGACATGAAAGATATTCAAGATTGGTCGTTGGATGAGATTGAAGGATTTGTTGAGAAGATGAAGCCTGATGTAGTCGTTATTGACCAGGCAGACAAAGTTCATATTGGTGGTTCTTTCTCGGCATCCCATGAAAGACTTAGAGAGTTGTATAGAAGACTCAGAGAATTAGCAAAAAGATATGACTGTGCATTATTAGTTGTATCCCAAGCAAGTGCAGAAGCTAAAGGTAGAACAAAGCTATCTCCTTTTGAAATGGAAGGTAGCAAAATCGGTAAAAGTGCAGAAACAGATCTTATCCTAGGCATAGGTAAAATAGAGACAGAATCCGAAGAAGCTGAACAGGATTACACTAGGTACATAACAGTATCGAAGAATAAACTATCTGGGTGGCATGGTACAGTTGTGTGTAACATCAAACCAGAGGTTTCAAGATATGTCGATTGAGATAGTAGTAGACTTAGAAACAACAGTACAGCAACTTACTGACAATATAAAAGACAACTCCCCTTTTAATCCTAGGAACAAAATTGTTTCGGCTCATTGGAGAATCATAGAGGATGGAGAATTAGGAGAACCTAAAAAGGCTATTTTTTATCATAATGAAGTTGATACCCCAGATAGCCCCCAGGAATTAATTGAAGATTTGTCTAAGGCATCTAAGATCATAGCCCACAATGCCAAATTTGATGTTATGTACCTACAGCAATCTAATTTTCCTATCCCAAAAAAGGTACATTGCACCATGATTGGGGAGTATCTTATAGCTAGAGGACAGCACATTGAAAAGTCATTGAAAGCTACAGCTCTTAGAAGAAAGGTACAGGAAAAGAAATCCGATCTTGTAGATGAACTATTTAAGTCTGGCACAGGTTTTGAAGCAATGCCTTTAGAAACAGTAGTTGAATACGCTGATGCTGATGTATTGGCCTGTGGAGAAATATATCTTCAGCAACTAAGAGAGTTTGGTGGGCTACAGGCTGTATTAGATTTATCAAATGAAATGCTTTTGTTTTTATGCGACATGGAAGCTAATGGAATTAAGATAGATATAGATGAGTTAGAGAAGGTCGAGTTAGAGTTTGAAAAAGAAAAAGAACAAATAGTTTCTACTCTTAATCGTATTGTTTCTGATGTAATGGGAGATACCCCCATCAATCTTAATAGTGGGATTGATATGACTAAGGTTGTATATTCAAGAGTAGTCAAAGATAGAGAAGTACATAAGTCTACCTTTAATATTGGAGTAGATAGTAGAGGTAAGTCTTTATATGCTCCAAAGATGAACCCAAAGAAGTTTGCTGATGCAGTAAGAAATACAACTAGGGTAGTTAAAAAGACTATTGCTCACAAGTGTCCTAATTGCAAAGGGAGAGGTTTTTACCAACGCTTCAAAAAGAATGGAGATCCCTGGGCAAAGACTTCTAACTGCAAAGAGTGTGATACTCTTGGTGTAATATTAAAAGATACTACTCAAGTTGCAGGATTAAAATTAGTTCCTAGTGGCCCGATTGATGCCAGTATAAATGGCTTTAAGACTGACAAAGGTACTATCCAAAGATTAATCTCTCAAGCTAGAGATAAAAATAATGACCAGGCTATACAATTCTTAGAAGGTGTTACTAGGCTTAATGCCATATCAACATACTTAGATAGTTTTGTTAAAGGACTACAAACATGGACTAGGCATGATGGAATACTCCATGCTAACTTCAATCAAACTACAACTAGAACAGGGAGACTTTCTTCCTCTAATCCTAATTTCCAGAACCAACCCAAAGGCTCAAAATTTCCTGTAAGGAGATGTGTAGTATCTCGTTTTGATGAAGGACATATAATTGAGATAGATTATTCAGGATTAGAATTTAGAGTTGCTGGAGAATCATCAAAAGATCCCCAGATTATAGAAGACATTACTAATGGTAAAGATGTTCACAAACAAACAGCAGCTATCATTAATCAATGTGATGAATCTAAGATAACTAAAGATCTTCGCCAACAGGCCAAGGCTTTTACTTTTGCTCCCTTATATGGGGGACTTGGTATGGGAGAACCCGATCATATTCGTAATTATTTTAAAGAGTATTTTAATATTTATAAGGGTTTAAAAGATTGGCATACAGAACTTGTAGATGGGGTTATGTCTGAAGGAATTATAAGAACTCCAAGTGGCAGAGAGTTTGCTTTTCCTTATGCAGAAAGATTACATGGGGGCAGAATATCTAACCAAACTGCTGTAGTAAATTATCCGGTACAAAGTTTTGCTACTGCCGATATTGTTCCTTTATCTTGTATTCGTGCTTTAAGAAAGTTTAAAGAATTAGAACTAAAAAGTAAGATTATACTAACAGTACACGATTCAATAGTCGTTGATTGCCACCCCTTAGAATTTGACCAGGTTATTAAAATTCTAGTCTGGGCTATGAGTGAAATAGAAGAAGAAATGGTACAACGATTTAATTACAAACCCCTACTACCACTTGATGTTGAGGTAAATTATGGCCCAAATTGGTTAAACAATGAAGAGTTGTCTCTTGACCACAGGGTATAATTAAGGGTATTATAGTTGTCATAGTAATTTTATTTATATAACCGAGGAAAAAAACTATGTCAAAAAGTAATACACAACTTATCGACCCAGATCAGGAAAGGAACTTAGCCATGATTCTAGGATCAGCAGAAGATGCAGCACCTACAAAAGCTGAATATCTCCCTGAGATAAAAATGAATGTAGATGATGAAGATGATGAAGGTAATCCAATTAAAAAAGGATTATTCTGGATCAAAGGAGTCGAGGGCGAAAGAGCCTTTGCTGAAACCATTACCATTAGACCTTTAGCCCACCACTACCAATACTTACATTGGAGTCAGGCTGAAAAGAAAATGGCAAACAAAACTATTCTTTTAACTAATTGGGGACAAGAACCGATTGATGAAAAAGGAACTGTTAGGTGTGGTAGACCTGATAGTAAAACTCTCAAGCAACTAACTGATGATGAACGAGCTAAATATTCTGAAATCAAATGCTTCAGGCAAGTTAGATGTTTAGTAGACTTTGATGGTGCAACATCAACAGGTACTAAAGTTAAGCATGAGAACCTACCTGCAATTATTCTTTTAAAAGGAAGTAACTTTACTCCTTTTGAAGATGAATTTAAGAAGGCTTTACCAAAAGGTGCAAACCTTTGGGATTATAGTGCAACAGTATCTACTGAACGCAGAAAGCAAGGTAGCGTAGTATATTTCGTAATGCACTTTGAACCTAATCTTAAAAAGAAAATACCAGTAGATGATCTTACTCTTGAAACCATGCAAGGCATGGCTGACATGATTGTTAGAGAGAATAAGGCCATTCAAGGTAAATATCAACGAGCATTAACAGATGCTCAAAATGACATCAGAACCATTGATGCAGTAGTCTCAAATTCTTCTGACTTAAACGAAGACTTCAACGAAAGTTAATCTAAGCCCCGGTTAATTCTGGGGCTTTTCATATAGGAGAATGATGTGGCTAGTAAATTCACAGCAGAGTCAGGACATTGGTATGCTAAAGATGGTGAACCAATGTATACAATCGTTGGTGCAAATGGTAAGGAAAGAAACACTACACTAAGAGATGCTAGGAAAGAAGGTTTTGTACCTTCTGTAACTACTGTCATAGGTATTGCAGCTAAACCTTCCCTAGAAAATTGGAAAATAGATCAGGCTTTAAATTCAGCCTTAACCCTAAAACAAAACCCTGGAGAAACTATTAATGAGTTTACTTACAGGTGTAAGCAAGATTCAAAAGAGATAGGAAGAAAAGCAGCCGAAAGAGGTACTGCTATTCATGCTATGATAGAGCAGGGGTTTCTAGGGGAATCCAACACTAAGCCTTACAGGGCTATAAAAGAATACTTAGATGAACACTTCCCTGGAGAAGAATGGGTTGCAGAGGATTCTTTCTGTGCTCCTTCTGGGTATGGGGGAAAGATAGACCTATACTCAAAATCCGGGATATTCGTAGACTTCAAAACTAAAGATAACTTAGAAGGTAAAGAGCCTTCTCGTTTAGTTTATGATGAACATGGTATGCAACTATCGGCCTATGCTGAAGGTTGTGGTTTCTCAGAACCTGAGAGAGTTTCTATTTTTGTAGACAGACAGCAAACAGATTTAATTGCTGCTTATATGTGGGACAAAGACAGTCATACTAGGCATTTATCTATGTTCAATAGCCTATTGGATTATTGGAAATTAGTTAAAAAGTATGACCCTTCAGAGTTTAATAATAAAAAAGAAGAGGAGTAATTATGGGACAATATAGTGGGATTGTAGATAGGCATAGAAAGAAACTTGCTGCTGAAGAATGGGCTAAAGAAGTTAAGACTCTTCATTGCCATAAGATTAAATCCATGTGGTATGATACTCGACCCCAAGATACTGATGAACACCATGTTACCGACATTGAATATAATGATGGGCATATAGAGAGAAGGCTATTTGATGGTACTGTTGTTTACTTTGGAGAAATACTTTCGGGTAAAGATTTAATTTACGAATACGACAGAAATAGTAAATGAGCAGAAGAAAGTTTGGGCCAAGGCAAAGAGCTATTGCTAAAGGTTATCGTAGTGGTCTTGAAGAAAAAGTTGGAGAACAACTTAAAAAGTTAAATATAGATGCAGAATATGAATCCTTTAAAATTCCTTATACTGTCCCTGTTACTCATAGGACTTATACGCCAGATTATCTACTCCCCAATGGGGTTGTACTCGAACTTAAAGGGTTATTTGTTCTGGAAGATAGAAAGAAACATCTTCTTATAAAAGAACAATACCCCAACCTAGATATTCGTTTTGTCTTTAGTAATTCTAAAACAAAATTGAGGAAAGGGGCAAAGAGTAATTATGGGGAATGGTGTGAGAAACATGGCTTTATTTATGCAGATAAAGAAGTCCCCCCTTCCTGGGTAAAAGAAAAATCAAAACTAAGATCCATTAACATAGTCGAGAGACTAAAACAGGAGCAAAAAAAATAATATGTCCGAGTATAAAAATAACAAAGATAATTCAGCCCAGATAAC